TCACGCTCAGCACAAGAGTCTTAATAAAGCTATCAATGTCATGTAATTCTTCAGTATCGGGCCTTCCAAAGGCAGAATTATCTTCAATCACTAGCTCATAACCTCTAGCATCAGCAAATTCTTTCAAATATTTAAATAAACCACCATATATTACCTTTTTTCTGAGGTCAAACAGGCGTATTTTACCATCCCACATCCTATTTTTATAAGCTGGCATGAATTTATATCCCGGAACATAGAAACAAAAGTGCTCTGTCAATTCCATCTCTATGCTCGGTTCTGTGGCTAATCCTAGAAAAACTTCGTTCTTCTTTTTAACAACAATTTTTTCCATTACATCCCACTAGTAAATTTATTCCATTCAATAATATTTTTTATGTTTTGATGTCGCCATTTTATGTTTTCAAGAATTTCTTTTAATGTATCAATAAGCTCTTGAGTATAATGCATTTTAGCTTGATGCTCCTGAATTAAAGGATCTGAATCATACCATTTATCCATATCTCCCTTCAATACAGTAAGGCCATTCAATGGATCATAATCCCAACCTTTAGAGTCCATTTCAGCTTGAGTAAGCTTTCCATTGTAATGCATAAATTTATCTCTAAGCAATACTTTAAACTCAAGATCTAATTTTTTAAGTCTTAGTTTATTTACAGAGTATAGTTCTAAGTATTTAGAATGTAATTTAGCAGAATCTCTGGCTGATTGATCTAATTGAAGTTCGTCAATGACAGAATCTTTCTTCCACATTGAAAGTATCGTTTCTAAGTTGTTCATAATATTTCCATTTTGCACATATTACAATATGCATTATAATATTTATTTTATATCAAAGTATGTATATTTCAGTGTCACGTCTGCTTGTAGGTACTCAACTTCGGTTTGCTGAGTAGAAAACTCTACAGCTGATAAGTTTGTTGGAAAACAATCTCTAAAAGTAATTTCTTTTGTAACGTTGTTATGACTACTGAGTATTGCTAGTGTAGCATCTGATTTAAAAGATTCTCCTTGCTCAATAATATTGTGCATCCAATTAAACATCTCAACATAATTTTCCATATTTTCTGTTACATTAAATCTTATTGATAAATCACCAAAAGCAATTCTGTCACCAGTAAAAGCTAGGTTTGATCCCTTATATGGTGAAGTTGATTCTCCTAAAGATAAATCTGGAAGAGTTACTGAAGTGCAAAAATATTCAACATTAGAATATTGTGTTGAATCGATTTTAAATTGAAACCCAGTGGGACTTAAAAAGTTTTTATTTGTTGTAGTCATATATCTATTTATACCTATAGTAAAGCTAAGATGTAAGCATCAATATTATTTATACAATAAAAAAAGGGACCCCGAAGGATCCCTTTAATAAAGTTATAATTTTATAACTTATACCATAATACCATCTACTCTAAAGATTCTAAAGTAAGGGTTGGCTCGATCAGTACCAGTAGTACCGTCTGTAGCTACGAATGGGTTAGCAACCATACCATATCTAGTTTTGAAACCGATTCTTGGCTGGAAGTCATTCTCACCAATTGCTTTAACCATAGTTAAAGGAACATATGGGCAATAGAAAAGACCTGCATCGTATGGAGTGCTACCTCTGTATCCTACAGTTACGTAGTCAGGGTTAGTTCCAGCTGCATATGGATCTACATACACTTTGAACTTACCATTAAGAACACCAGCAAAAGTATTACCAGTATCATCAACGTTAAGAGCAGTGCTCATAGCGGGGCTGTAATCAAGCATTCCAGAAGCAGCAAGTACAGAAGCAACATCAGAAGAACAGATAATATAGTTACCCTTTCCTCTTCGTGTAGCTTTAGCAATTACGTTAGCTTCTCTTTCGATCTGCATGATAAGACCTTTAGCTCTTTCTGCTAGCCATCTTCCATCTGAATCAGTGTTCATATTGAAGATACCTTTAGTTGCAACAGATGCTTGACCAGCACCTAAAGTAGCTTTTCGGTTTACAGTTCTAACAACTTCCCTGTTGATTTCCGCAAGGATTTCAGAAGAAAGAATATTAGCAAGCTCGCCTTCAGCATCTAGACCGTGGACTGCTTTAAGATCTTGAGCAAGTTCCATAGTGTATTCAGCTTTAAGAGCCCTTGACTTAGCTGTAACAGTTGACTTATCGATTGAGAATGCCATCTCACCGAATGAACCGTCACCAGACTCTCCAACACCTAACCTTTCAGCAGCTGCTGTAGAAAGACCGCCAGCTACGTCAGATACGATTTCGCCTGAAGTTTCGCCAGTTCCTAAGTTATTATCACCGTCATCAACAGCGGCTTCCAAACCAGAAGGTCCAGCTTCTTGAGTAACTGAAGAGTCACCTGAGAAAGCAGTATCAGCTTCGTTAAATAGTGCTTCAGTACCGTCTTGAGTGGTGTACTTAGACTTCATTGCGAAGATTAGACCAGTAGGTCCAGTCATTGGTTGAACACCAGCGATATCGTAAGCAATAAGATTAGGCATTGCTCTTCGTACTAAAGAGATCAATACTGGATCAAATCCTTTTACGTCATCCCCACCAGTACCGATATGGTTGGCAGCAGCTGCTTCTCCAAGGAAGTTTCCTTGAACAGCTTGCCTTTCTTCTCTGGCACTAATTTCCTGATTCTCTAAAAGACGTGCTGTAACAGCTGCCTTGTGGCCGTCTCCGATTGATGGAACGTCTGCGTGCTCGAGAACCGGAGCCCACTTTTCCATTAAGTTTTTGTCTGCGTTAAACATTTTTAGTTTCCCCTATTAGACTATTTGTTAAATTTTGAAATAGCTGAAGTGTATCTAGCCATAACATCACTGATATCAGCCGGAGCTTCGTCAGTACCAACTAAGTTTTGAGCTTCATCTACTGTTTCTTGAGCTTCAGATTTGAAGTATGACTCTTTAACAACGTTAACTTTCATTTTGAAAGTTTCTGCTGTATCAAAATCAATATCTTCTACCAAAGATGCAAGCTTTTCAGCTTCAGTTAATGCTAGCCCAGAAGATGCCTTTCTTACTATCTCAGCTCTTTCCAATCCGGAAACAGACTCAGTTAGTGCGATATTCTCTTCTGTTGATTTATTTAAAGATTCTTCTAGTTCAGCAACCTGCTCGCTTAATTCATCGATCAGATTAACTTTACCTTCTGGTATCTCAATATAATGCTCTTTGAACACTGATTGTAAAGAAGTCATAAAGTCTTCAGCAATTTCAGTCCTAAGACCAGTAGTTACTGCAACTTCATTTTCTGACATCCAGTTACCAACCACATAGTTAAGGTATGAATCTACCTTTTCTACGAGCTCAGACTTGATTTCAGTTACTTCTTCTTCAAGGTTTTGAACGTACTCAGATTCTAGTCTTTCGATTTCTGCACCCACTTTAGACTTTAAAGCAGCTTCAAAAATAATTCCAGCTTTTGCTTGGAATCCGTCAGACAGAGTAGCTTCTTCAGCTACCAATGTTTCCAAATCTTCAGAATAGTCAATATGAGCTACGTCAACATCAACGTCCTCTTTAGCAACTTTCTTAGTTTCTTCAACATCATCTCCACCTTTCATTGCGTTCATAACGCTAGCGTAGATTTTCTGTGCACCTTCTTTTTTAGACTTTTTCAACATATCATGAACCGAAGCCATAATTGCAGCTTTAGTTTTTGGCATTTCAACTACAGGCTCTTCATCTTCATCATCCTCATCGGAATCTTCGGATACTTCCTCTTCGTCTTCATCCTCGTCTTTAGCTTCTACGATTTCTTCGTCTTGAACTTGTTCGTCTTCAACGAGCTCCTCGTTATCAAGCTCTTCAGTTTCTGATACGTCTTCGACTAATTCGTTTTCGATTTTGTCATTAGACATAATTTATTCTCCTATTAAGAATTTACAAGTTTAGAGAGGAAATTTTTAAAAGCTTTAATCTCAACATCAGATGATCTAACGCCTCGAGCTCCCTTGATTTCAGTCTCAATTTTCTCAATTTCTTGTGGACAAAGAACGCCATTTTCCCATATCCATTCAACACCTTCCATAACACCATTGACAAATGCCTCTGGAGCAGAAGGGTCTTGAACGATATCTACTGTAGACAACATAAAGTCATCTTTCACATACATAGCGCCATTCTTTTGCACAAGACTACCCATACCACGACTTGATACACCAAGCTTAACACCGCCTTCAAGCAAACCTTTTACAATTTGACCCATAGGAGTTTCTAAGATTGATGCTTTTCCTACAACATTACTTCCATCAAATTTGAGTTCAGTAATTTTGTGTGAAACTTTATCTAAGTTAATGGTAGGCCCTTCAGGGTGGTTTAATTCCCCAACGGCTCTACCAGTACTTACTTGTTCTTTTACATATTTAGAAACAGCATTTTCTAAAATGCTTTTTTCATAAATACGACCGTTTCTGTTTTTAGAATCGGCTTGCATAAAAACTCCCTCAATTACGAGAGATTTTTTACCATTAACTTTTTCTTCAATGACCTCTAGGTCACTTTCCATATATTCTGCTATCAGTTTCATATACGTATTTCCGTTATTATTCCTCTTCTTTAGAGGCTTGTCTGTCTTGTAAAGAGGAAGCTACTTCAATCCTCTTAGCATCAAGAGCAGCAGATAATTTATCAGCCATAAGTGTATTAAACTGCTTTCCAGCAGCAACATTATCGCCATTTTTTACATTATCTATTAAATTTTCAATACTCATCATTGTTTCCTTGTCTATATATTTATAATATTTTAGATGTCAAGATCATCTTCATCGGGTATTTCACCCGAAGCTTTTTCAGAATCAATTTGCTTCTTGATTTCTGCAATCTCATCATCTGTTTGCCGTAAAATATTTTTACGAATCCATTGGTTGGAAACATACTTTCCAACATATTCATCCATCTGAGCTAACATTTCAAATCGTTCTCTTGTTATCTCAGCTTCTTTTAATTCACTAAAGTAATTATCTTCTATGAAATCAAAGTAAATATCTTCTTTCCACTTTTTCCAATCGTCTTTAGTAATAATACCTTTTAGCATCAATTGAGTTCTTAGTAACTGTAAGAATAAATCACTAAATCTTTTTCTTAGTCTATCTAAAAACTTCTTAAATTTAACTTCATCTCGAGATATTTCAGTAGATCTACCTAGATTGAAACCTGATTCTTGTTCTAAACGATTAGCTGGAACGTTGAGTGACTTATAAAGTTTCTTTTGAAAGTAAATAATGTCGTCAATTTGTCCGAGATTTTCTCCTCCTGGGAGAGTGGAAATTTCCGTACCTCTACCACCTTCTCTACGCGGTAAGAAGAAATCTTCCAGCATCGACATGTGCTTTCTATCATCTTTAATATCTCCGGTCTTAGCGTCGTAAACCAATTTATTTCTATATTGGCCCATAATATTTTTTAAGTATTCTTCAGCTTTACCCTTGGGTAAGTTACCAACATCAATATAAAATATTCTTCTTTCTGGTGCTCTACTAATTCTATAAATTACCAGAGAATCTTCCATCATTCTGAGTTGATTAACAGGTTTAATTGCCTTATGTAAAAATGATAATATTCTTTTACGACTTGGATCTAACATACCAGATGTACAATATGCTATAGAATCGGGATGAATTTTTAATCCTTGATTATCTCCAGTCATTTTAGAGTCTTGAAATAAGAAGTACTCTTGTGACTTCTTAATTATATTAGCCCCAGTTCTTGGATCTTTTTGCTCTTCGATCTCTTTAATTTTTCTTAATTTAGTGGGATCAATATATCTTAATTCTTGTATACCCTTTTTAGGGTTTTTATTGTCTATGATAACATGATAAGGTAATCTACCATCAATATACCATTTTCTAAAGATATCATGTGAATAACTATTAAATCTTAGTAAAGAAATAATATTTTCAAATTCTTCTTTAATAGCACCTTTAACCTGATCAGATGCTTCCATTTCATCCATAACAATTTCTATTGGTGCTGATTTATTATCGCCAACAATTGCTTCATTAATAATATCTTCAATCGCAGCATCGCATTCTGGATGAGAAGCAATGTCTCTGTATTTAAATATAAGTTCTACTTCGTTCTTCGCTGTATCGCCATCGATATCAACATACTGGCCAAAATGACCACCAGAGTTGATAACACCAACGCCATCTTCATCCGAATCGGGGACAAAAGAAGGAAGCTCTGGTTGCTTACTACCCTTTCTATTGACCTCAAAACCAAAAAATTCTGCCATTTTTTTTTACCTCAATACTATAAGAGGGGAGATTGTCTCCCCTCGTCTAATATTATTTATACCGCTTTTAAGAAGTAGTTCCAGACTCCCAATATTGAACTTGCAACTCAACTGTAAATTCTTCAATCTGATTTTCATTATCATATGAAAGTTCGATTGTCGAAAGATTAGTTGGGAAACAACCTCTAATATCGTAAGTTTTGGTTACTGTACCTTGCTTATTTAGCTGCTCGATAATCATATCAGCTTGGTAATCTGTTGGATTACTTAAACCAGTATTATTATTGTGCTCGCTGATACCATTCATCCATCTTTCGAATGCGTTTCTTACTTCAAAGCCAGTGTCATTAATTACTGTTAATGATACTGGTTCAAAAGTTCTGTCACCAGCTAATTGTAGTTGTCTGCCTCTGAATAATACAGGTACAGGAGCTACAACTGATGAAGGAAACTGAGCACCCTTAATCATGAAAGAAGATAGTTCAACATCACCTTGAGCATAAGCGGGGAAGTTACACGTTACTTTGAACATGTTAGAACGTGCACCACCTCCAACGAGCTTGGATTTAAAATCATCTACGCCTAAAATTGCCATTATTCTTCTCCTAATTAACTACCGGCGATTTCTGAGAAATCAACTCCGGTTCTTGTTGCTATAAAGTTAAGTGTTATGAAGTTAATGGATCTTGAAGGCTTGATAAATATATCAGCAACAAATCGATTAGCATCAATTACTTGACCTGTGTTGTTTGTAGTATCACAAACTACTTTAAAGTCTGTAACTCCACGTCTTCCTTTCACATCCCTTAAGAATGGCTCAAGTAGATTTCTGAATTGAGCTCTTGTGAACTCATCATTGAATTCAAAGAGTTGACCTTTAGCAGCAGTGCTAATTGCCTTCTCTAATACAATGAATAATCTTCTTACATTAATTCTATCAAATGCACTAGGCTTACTTAGTAGTGTTTTATCACCGAATAACATAGTTCCTTGACCAGGGAAAGAAACAAGAGGATTAACTCTAGCTTTATAAAGCATGTCTCTATCAGCCTTTTTAGGATTATATGCTAATTTAGTTACACCAAGTAATTGTCCACGTGTTACTCCAGCTGGTGAGAACCATGCATCTGCAACAGTATCTGTATTAGCACAAAGGCCAGCACAAAGTCCTGAAGCTCCGATCCATCTGTAAGTATCGTTATATTTGTCATAAACATAAACAGCACCTGAATCAGCAGAAGCATATGAAGTTGAATTTAGTCCGTCAACCCAAGCCTTTACTGTTGCAGCGGGAGTAGCGTCTCCAACTGAATCTTCGATAGGAGGTGATACAAAAGCCATACAATCTTTTCTTGCATTACAAACAGTAATTAGTTTTGCTGCAATAGTAGCAGATCCATTTGCATCTGGATAAGCAAATAATAGATTTACATCAACGGTTTCAGAGTCTGCTAAAAAGTCTAAACCTGTTGATACTTCTCCAGCTGTTGGTGCGTTGTCGTCAGTTCCACCTGACATTGTAGCCGTGATCACTGCTGTTCCTGTAACGTATGCCTGAGCTGAAGATTGTCCAGCAAATGATTCGCCACCGTCTGTTAATGCTGTAGCATGACCGGTCCAAAAAACATAACTAGATGTTCTGTTTATAACATCTTTATAAAAGTTAGTAGTTCCATCAGACTTTTTAGCATCAGATGCTTGTGAAACAAATGGGAATACTTCTAAAACAGTATTAGCTGTTCCAGTCCATGCTCCCGTTTTATCGATAACAGCAATGTGTAATTCGTCGTTAGTGTGTCCTCCAACCGCAGCCGAATCTGAAGTTCCTGGTGCAGAATCAAATTCTTCTGCAAAAGCAAATGCTGCAAATGCTGTTGCGTTAGCTGGACATACTTGTACTTCTAGTGCATTACCCAAAACACCTGGATATTTTGCAATGAAGGTTCCGTCATGTGATAAAGACGCATAATGCGCTTCATTCTTGACTAGTTTAGCAGTTCCATCAGTCGCGTTTAAGTGACCTGAAGCTGCTCGTACTACTTTAAGTGCATTACCATATTTTAAAAATGATGCTGCAGTTAAAAAGTACTTATAGGTATTGGAATCTGGTGAACCAAAGATATTAGCTAATTCTGTTTCTGAACCAACCGTTCTAACTTCTTCCACTGGACCCCAATTGAAAGACCCTGCGAATCCACCAATACTGGTTGATACAGCAGGTACTACGCCCGTTGCGTCAATTTCTTTGACTTGGACGCCTGGTGATACTTGAAATGCCATTGTTTTGTCCTCTCAATTTGAGTTATTAATAAGTTTTCATAATACGGTTATATTCAATCAAGTTTATTTATATAAATAAACATTTAAAGGTGTTGTACTTCAAACCACACGTTGCCTTCTCCGTCGCCCTTTCCTTCTTGTGCCGGTTTATTAGTTCCATCATTTATAATACCAAATGGTAATAAATCATCTTGTATAGCTTTTAATTGCTCTCTATATAGCATGTTTTTCATGTCTATATTTGTTATACCTTGGAAAATATCTGTTGTTGTAAACCAGCCAAATAAAACCAAGTTCATAACTAAGTCATCATGATTTGGCGCTTGAGCTTCAAAGGAATTACCTCTAGCAACAAATGTACACATCTCTGAAATAGTTTCCGCATCAATAATGTGTAATTTCTTTTGGCCAATTAAATCTTTTAGTGTAGAACAACCAATTCTTTTGACTCTTCTAGTCATAGTAGCACCAATTGCATTGGCTTTAATTTGAGATTCCACAAACATATTTTCATATTCTAAATCATAATATAATCCATTACAAACCACAGCTCCTTGATCGTTTGACTCGACTATAATATAAGCTTCGTTATAAAGTATTGCGTATTTATAGCAAACATCCGGTAATAACATTGGAGATATATTATTATCTCTGAATACACAAACTTGCTTAAATGGATTTACTGATGTGTCAATAATTGTAAATGTACTATAATCTTGACCTCTACCTTTAGAAACATCAACTGTCATGACATACTGATGTCCTTCAATAGCTTTTTCATATATAAACAAATTTTCATTAAATGTCATTGGTCTTTGAGATTTTTGAGCTAGTAAATCACTAGCATCAATTAGTGTATTACCACGTCCATGAAAATTGTTTCCAAATTCTTGGTCGAACTGTAACTCAGAAGTATTTGAAATTGTCTCATTTTTCCAAGCTTCATCTCTTCCTGGAACATCCCACCAATCTACTCTAAAAGGTTTATATTCATTTGTATATGTTGTAGCGCCTTCCCATATTCTATGATAAACATTACCAATACCATTCGCGGTAGAAGTAATAATTACTTTAGTATCTTTACCAGATGATACTACCGGATATGTTGATGTATAAAACTGTGCATCATTTTCAACGAAAGCAAACTCATCTAAAAACAATAAGTTAATAGATAAACCACGAATAGAGCTTCCAGATGTTGCTGAGGCTATAATCTTTGAATTATTACTGAATTCTATTGATCCTTTGTTTAATGCTTTACAGCCTGGTTGTAAAAAGAATGGAAGATTTTCTAACATAAGAGTTATACGAGCTAACATTTCTCTGGCAACAGCTCCTTTGTTAGCTAATATAGCAATAGTTTTTTCTGGATGAAAACAAGCATACCAAAGTAAAAACGCAACTGATGAAATAGATTTTCCAGATTGTCTACAAGCTAATACGATAGAAAAACGATTATCATGAAAATGCTTAAACATATTCTTTTGATATGGATATAAGTTGAATGGAACTAATCCTTCATCAAGAGATATTACTTTCAAATAATTTACAGCAAAATATGCGGGATCCATCATACATTCCCGATATTCTTTTATTTCTTGCTCTGTAAATTCGCCTTCTACTCCATCCCTTTTTACATTAGGATTTCCTAAATAGCCAAACTCAGTGTTCTTTAGAGTCACCATCTATAATTTTTGCCTTATTTTCTTTGTCGTGTTTTGCGAATAATCTTTGTAAATCTGTAGTACTACCAACAAATAAATTATTGTTAGTTACTTCTTTTTTAGATCTTTGATCATTAGCTAAATCTCTTTTATCTTTTTGTAAATCCATAAGTTTATCAGTAACATCTCCAATATCTTTAATTGCTTTAGATAATACTTCAAAAGCTCTTGGATGTTCTGATTCTCTAGCTAATTCGGCAAGCACATCTAAAGATCTTACACCAGTTTCTATAAGATCTTTATATGTTTTTCTTGAAAATTCGTAATCGTCTTTAACTTCAGCTTGATCTTTAGTTAATTCGTTTTTCTTTACTGTTTTTTCGGGCAAGTTTTTATTCAGGTTCGCCTGCAATTTTTCTAATTTATCCATAATATACCTATGTTATACTTACGTTAACTGTGTAGTTATCATCCTCATCTGCAGTGGAAGGTGTTATTGTGAAGTCCATATTTTCTAATATGTTTGTACCAGCCAAATCAGCATTAAAGTCTAAATTAATTTCTTTAATAACTCCTTGATTACTTGTTGGTCCAAAGTACTTCATTTTCATATTAAAATCGAATTGATATATCAAAGCTCTTCTAGTTTGATAATCTCCCTCATAATCATCTTGTATTGTTGTACCCGTTAGTATGATTGGAACATCTTGTTTATATGTAAATCCAGTGACTGGTGTTATTGTTACAGTGTATTCGGGTTGAAAATATGGAAGTATTTGTTCCATTATTTGTAAACCGTCATCTTGATTTTTTGCCATAGCATATAAAGACATATTAATGTCATATGCAACAGCTTGTTTAATTGTTTTCTTCTTAGTAGAATCAGTTGCATGATTTTCTACTATCTGATTTCTTTTAGCAAGTTTTTGAGTTGAATCAATCGACATTGACGTTATTTCAAACGACATCCTTGGAAGTTTAATAGCCATTGATGCATCTTGACCAGTTATAGAATCTAGTCTAGATAAAAACTTTTGCTTAGGACCATAAGCTAATGGTACTTTAATTTGATTAAGTACGTTTCCAGCGCCGTCTTGTCTTATGACAGAAATATTATTAAATAAAGTACCAAATAAAGCAACTGCCTTTCGAGTAGTTGCATGGTAAAAATGATTTCCAAACATTAGTAAGTCTCCGACGCATCACCAAATGGATTTGTTTCTGTAAAGTCTAAGAATCCATCAGCTGCAATTTCAAATGCGTAATTTTCAGCTTGATCATCACTTGCAAATGATTGAGTATCAGCAACATTGTATACTTCAGTAATAAAGCAGGTAGATGCACTTTCAGATCCAACAACACCTAGAGTTGATGAAGCCACAAAGTCTTTTGCTTCAGTACTTCCAGTGACTCCAATATTAGAAACAGAAATTGTTGCAGCAATATCAGAAGTCTTAGTAAGAGTTTGTACTTCACCAGTTACACTCACAGCTGGACTTGTTGTAATTACTTGTGTTATAGTTTCTCCAATCTTAAAGTGATTACCACCACTTACAGTTAGAGTCATTCCAACTTGATAAGAATTTTGAGCTTGTGTTGAATCAATTGCATCAACACCAGTTTCAAAATCTTCTTCATTATATTCAAACAAGCTACACTGCATTTTATATACAGGTAAATTAGATAATTGATAGAATGGTTTTTCATCTTCAACAAATGATATTTCAAAAAATGAATTTGACATTGGTAGAAATATCAAATCACCTTCTTGTGGCTTATTAGTTTCTACAGTATTATTCCATATCCCAACTAAGTTTTGCCATTGTCTTCTTGAAATAACGAATGTAGCTTCATCTCTTATTTCGAGACCAAATTTTTGATATAGATCTCCAGCACCCTCAAATCCATCGGTGTTTTCGATATAAGCTTCTATTAAATATGCATCATCGAATTTTGATGCTGTATCTTCGCCTAATATGTCATCTCTAGAAACTAAAGTCCTTGGTATATAATATACATCTTGACCAAAAATTTTAAGAGATTCTATAATTAGATCTTCATATAAATTTTGTTCGGACTTTACGGCCTGAGAGAAATATACACTTCGTGGCATATTTTACCCCGTATAGAAGTCAACCGGTTGTTCCCAGTTTAGTCTGACTTCTTCATTTAATTTTTCTATTTCTTCCTTAGCGTCTTCTAATATTTGCCTGCCATTAAAAGTAACGCCTCCGGGCATAACCATTCCTTCAAACTTAGAAAGATTAACACCCCATTGCATTTTAATTAATGCAGTAAGATAACGTTTTAAGAAGTAGTCATTATAGACATCTGTATATGTATTAGGATCTAGTATTCTATAGCACTCTATAATAATATACTCAGTGGCTTCAACTTCAGTTGACCAATCCATATCAATTCTTAATTGATTCTTATGTCTATCAAAACTAATGTGTTTATCGTCAGAATCAATTAGTAAATCTAACATAGATAACCATTGTTGAGCCATTTCATATTCTACTAATGATCCCATATAACCAAGAGAATACATATCATTTAAATGCATTTGATATTGAACATCAAACATACCGCTTCCAATACCTTCTCTTAATGGAAATACTCTCACAACATCCGTTACTAAATCTGGTATTGTAATATACCCATTAGTAATATCAGTTGTTGTTACTTGATGTTTTAAAAAAACTTTTTCAATTGCATCAGCGTGATAATGCTGATAAAACTGTAAAGCCTCATCAACTCTATCTTCAACCTGATCATCATCAACATTAATTTCTACTACGGGAGCTCCTAAAGCTCTTAAGCAATAATCGATTAATGTTGTTCTTGAGTTAGGTTTAGCCATTTTTAGATTCCTCTATATTAGCTAATTGCGCCAACAGCAATTTTATTTTCAACTCCATTAGCGACTTCAGCAATACGAGCATCAGTTGCAGTATCGTCATAGTTTCCGTCAGAATCAAATACTACATTTACCATTCTAGTATGAGTAATAGTTCCATCAGTAAAAGTTACATCAATATCTTTAATACCAGTTTGAGTAGTAGTGATAGTTTCTCCTTCATTATCTGGATCTGGACCAGTTACGTCTCTTGTTCCATCGAAGGTTTCGTTTTTTGTAAATGTTACAGCCATTGTATTATTCTCCAATTAATAATTGTTTTGTAAGTTGTTCTATATCTATTTATAAGTATTTTAATCCTAGTTTAAAATGTTGTTACCAAGGGAGTCCCGTTGCAATTGTAGGTGTTTTGGATTCAGTAATTTGTGCTGCAATTGAAGTCTCAACCTCAGTTAATGCTTCTGTATCCATTTCATCTTTTATCCATGTTACAATATCAGCTTCAGTTAAATCAGCATAAGCTGTGAATCCTGACGCTGTAGGATTTGGTGTAAAACCAGTTGAAAGAGAAATAGATCCTGTATGTACTACTGCATCATCACCACTTCCAACTGTTTCTGAATCAGATGCAGTCCAATACACAATGTATATACCATCGTTGGTTGTTTCTCTTACTGTTTCAGTTATGTTCCATGTTAATGCCATTGTATTATTCTCCAATTAATTCTAGTTTAAAGTGTTGCATCAGGAGTTATATTTCGTAACTCTGATTGTACATCATATTCTCTAAATTTCACTTGAATATAAATGTACCAACCAGATCCAGTGGCAGCGCTCGAGAGATTCTGACTTATATGTACTTGTACTTTAGTTGTCCAGCTTGATATATTACCCGGTATAACCTGTCTTTGAGTATCAGCATCGGTTGCCAGTGTATCACGAAAAGCGGCTTTAAAAAATTTCTTGTAACCAGTTTGACCAAAAGGTTGATTTACTTCATTAGCTTTTAAACTTAATGCTCCGTCTCTGCTAGAACCTCCACTCCATTGGGTGAAAAGACTACACATTAAATTACCTGAATGCACCCCCGCTCCTGAAGAAAATACAGGAGTAGTTGCACCACTAGCGGGAGTATCAAAAAACATTGTCATTTCTTCTACTACTACGAATTTATTTGTAGCAGTATGTAGTGTTTGTTTACCACCGCTACCACTACCCGCCATTAAGCCTAAATTAGTTGCTAGCACTTTTAATGTTTTTGTTTGAAGCGGTGCATTACTGTCGTTATACGGTATGTGTGGCGCAATTGAAACTCCAAAGTTAGCTGGAGTCTGATACCGAATGTAACCATCTTCAGAGCAATAAATTCTATTAAGTGTTGATGAAGTTGCACCACTGGTAGTATTAATCCAGCCTAGCATTGTATAACCATTTACCTGTGTTCTTAACACTTGATTAGCACTATTTTGCGTACTTTGAGTATTATGTAAATTAAGTCCATCAAGTAAATCTGCATCAAGACCACTACCTGAACCGTCATTAAGGTTATCCCACATAAATCTGTGAGATTGCCAAGTTCCGTTATTCTTACCTCTTGTAGATAATTTACCTGTTCTAAAGTCTACAAATAATTGCCCAACCCAACTACTACTATATGCCGCAGAGAAACCCGCGCCATCAGAAAACCCTGCCGCTGTTGAACTATTAACATAACCAACCATGTTGTCTACAACACTGTCTATAGCAATAGCGTTACCAGAGTTGCGAGAAGTAAATTGGCTTCCGCTAAAGTTGTATGTTGTATTAGTAGCACTTAGGTTAATAGTAGTATTGCCGGATTGATTGGCAGTAAACGTACCTCCGCCGGAGGCACTACCAGAAGTGCTTATAGTTAGCGTTCCATTACCAATACTAGAAACCGGTGCGTAGTAAGAACCTTGTTGTCCATCAAGTAGATCAGCGTCTAAGCCTGAACCTGAACCATCATTGCCGTCATTCCAAATTTTTCGCCATGAAGTAAAGCCACCTCCCCAAATGCCTCTTACGTAGAACAACGATGGGTTTCCTGCGCCCATTGCTTGTTGCATACCGTATTGAGCGTTACCAGTATTTGCCGAATAGTGAAGGGCATTTAAACCTGTCCAATGACTAGTACCACTAGGCTGATTTCCAGGATTACTCCAAGAATCCCAAAAGCCAGAACCCCAACTAAATACAGTGTTTAAATCGTTACTTCCCCAACCCATTGAGCCAACCCAATAATTAGTGTCACTGGTAAGTACTGGTCGAGAAGTAGTGTACTTGTAAGTGTTACCTAGCTGTGCTTTTGCATGGTTGTGTTCGTAATAATCAATATCTTGATTACTGTAAGCTGTGCCATACCACTTTGTCGGTATTGATCTTGTGTGATTTGTGCCGGTTATAGACGCTCCACCGCTGAAAGTAGATTTTGTACTTGTACTTGCTCCTCTTCCTGTTACAGTTGCAAGGGTATCTGTTTCGCTGTAGCTAGTTAAAAATGAAGAAGCATGAACTCCGTCAACGGTATCTGCGTCTAGCCCTGATCCAGAGCCATCCGTCAAAGATGACCAAATTTGTTGCCAGTTTGACCAACTATTATTACTAACATATCTGTGCCAAAGTTGCGCTTGGTTATATTGCCCCACCAACTGCCATCCATAATGTGTAGAGGTAGCATGACGAGTCTGTAAACCTTGTACGTGACTAGCGGCCGTAGGAAAATTTGTCCCACTCCAAGCGTCAATAAATCCAGCTCGAGGAAAACTTGTAAATACATCATTTAGGTTGTAGCCGCTAGTTCCGGGAAATACACCGCTGGTATTTTCACCACGATTGGTTTTAGCGGCTTCTGCATAATAAGATCCTTGCTGGCCATCAAGTAAATCAGCGTCTAAGCTCGAACCAGCTCCATCATTTGAAGATGTCCAGCTCGTAGCTAGGTTTATTTGAATTTTCTTTGTACCACTTGAAGGATCTGTAGAGTTGGCTATTGCAGTGACTCTATTATAATTCGCAGTTCCTCCGCTAGAACTTCTCACATGAACATCATACGAGTTCCAATAACTGTGTCGAGGCCACCAAAAACATAGATTGCCACTAATATTCATAACTTTTAAATAAGTAAAGTTACTGCCTGATATATTTGTTCCATTAGTATTAATAATAGTATTATTGTAAAGATAACCTTCAGCAATAATAGAATGAGGTCTTGAGCCACCGTAGGCTTTACCAGTAACTTCAATTACAAAAGAGTCACCATTTTGGCCACCAGAATTAATATCTGTCGTTACTAATGTACCATCAGCAAAATCACTGCTAGATTGAAAACGAGCTACTTGCTGTAAGTGACGACCATCGAGTAAGTCTGCATCTAAGCCAGAACCACTGCCGTCATTAGCACCACTCCAGAATTTTCCAGTGCTTCCACTATTATAATCATGAGGCGTATGTTCAAAAACCCACCCCAAAGTGCCTCCATAGTTATTAGTAAACACTTTTGAGGAACCAAGATCGTCTCTTTGAATATTAATTACCCAAGGACTTGCATTCGTGGGTTTAAGGTGAAGCATGTTGCTGGTATTATGGTCAATTGTTACTACATTTGTAAAAGTAATAGCTCCTGATGCAGTATCAGCGGTATCACTTCTTAGGAATGAAGAACCTTGTACACCATCAAGTAGATCAGCATCAAGACCACTACCTGAACCGTCATTAGCAGAATCCCACATTAAGCCAGTACCATTACCTCTATAGATAGTGCCGTTGTTTCTAACCTGTAATGCCCAATTAGCACTGTTGTCTAAGAACCCAATATAATTACTTGAGTTGGCGTATACATATCCATAATTCGTAGCTGAAGCGTTTTGTAACAGTAGTGCAACTTCGGTAGATGATCCGCTTCGGAAGCGCATAGCATAAGTATTTTGTGGATAAATATGCCAACCGGCTCCTACTCCACCAGACCAATACAGTCCAGTATTAGTAGTATTAAAATCAATCCAAGTGTTTGGTCTGTAATAGCCGTTTCCATTTTTACCTATATAATTACTACCATGATAACCATCAAGTAGATCAGCATCTAGACCTGAACCTGAGCCGTCATTGCCTGCATGCCAAGCAGTACTACCTGATATTGTCACGCTACCTGTATCTGTAGCTAAATCTGCTCCACCATAAGTGGATAATCCGTAACTAGGCGCACCTCTTGAACCCCAACCAGAAGGAGAGCCAATATGAACTCGTTCATACATTTGTATGTATTCACCACTCTGACTGCTAACGACAGTTCCGCGAATCGTTCCTACTCTTATTGCGTGATCATTAACTTTACTGAATGTGTACTGTCCAGATAAAGTATCATTTGCGTCACTTCTTACGAATGACAACGAATCAACGCCGTCAAGTAAATCTGCGTCTAACCCAGAGCCGCTACCATCGTTTCCTGCGTGCCAGACTGTATTTCCATTTACCTTTGCAGTATTTGGTGTTACCTCAAAATCAGGGGTTCCACTCATTAAATTATTTGAAACATCAATTCTTAAAGCATCTGGAGAGCTTTCGTAGTAGCCAATACCGTAACCAGGATTACTTGCATTATAC